GGCATTCTATCAGTTGGCATGAATGCTTGCTCTGGTTGTCTAGGAGCTTCATACCCTTCAGGTGTAAAATAAGCGGGACCGCCTACAAAAAGAGTTGGCCTTGGTTGTTGACGCATGGGACGTTGCCCCATTGAATTATTTCCAACCACACCAGGAGGTGCAACTGGTTTTTGTTTTTTACTTAGATTACCAAAAAAACTCATCTAGCAAATGCCATAAAACTTAGTTCCTCTTAGAGCAGCTCCACCGCCACGCGAATTACCAGCTCCGTGTCTTCCGGGTTTACCGCCATTGGCAATTTTCTTTGGCTCTGAATAATTAACAGTGCCTTGGTCTTTAATGTTAACGCTTGATTTAACGCCTTTTACTTTTTTCATTTTTTTTCACCTTTTTGTTTTTTGACTTTCTTGCTTTTTCAAGAGCAATTGCAATAGCGGTTTTTTGCTTCTTGCCGCTTCGTCTCAATTCACTTATGTTAGCAGATATTATCTTCTTACTGCTACCTTTTTTTAGGGGCATTACTTTTTCTTTTTTACCACTTTTACTTTAGGTTTAGCTACCTTGGCCTTAGTCTTAACGACAGCTTTAGGTTTTTTAACGGCAGCTTTCTTTTTTGGTTTGCTTTCTTTAACGACTTTTGCAAGTATTTTGTTGGCTTCCTTGTCAGCTTCTTTTGCGAGTTTGTCGATGTCGATATCTGCATTTTCATTGACGATCGGTTGATTGACATTGTTTCTTATATCCTCTTCTAATTTTAATTGTTTTTTGTGCATTTCTGCCATTTCTTTTCTTATTGAACTCATCTGTTACCTCTCATTATGTCCATAGCTTTAAATTGTGCAGCTTGGTCTATTCTTTCTTTTGCTATTTCATCTTTCATAAGAGCAATGTCTTTTTGAATAACCAAACGCTGTTCTGCTAACTCATTACTTTGAATAGCTTTCATAGAATCAAACTGTTGACGTTGAGCAAACTCTTCACGTTTACGTTGAACATCATCAGCTTTAATATCTAACTCTTTGCCTCTTAGCTCCACCAAAGGATCCGGTTGCGGTGGTGGAGGCATAAACATGGCATTAATCTGTTCAGTCAATTCTGCAACAACAGCAGCTATGTCTTTTGCTACTGACTCTTGTAATTGTTGTTGATACTGCATAGCAACCTCTGGAGGTAACTGTTGTATCTGTTGTACCATGCTTTGGAATTCTGGTTTCTGAGCATTTTGCTCATCAACAATTTCAGATGCTCTAAATGAAATGTGTTGATAGATGTGCGCTTGTATTAAAGACAACACCATTGGATTGGATTGTGCGGTTATTGTTCCATACAAAGATACGTGTGAATTAATATGCGCATCGTGATCTTGTCCAGCAAATGCTTGAGCCGGTATTCCTGCTATTAAACTTGCATTTTCATTAGCTGGATCAACAGGTTGTGGCTGAGGTGGCTGAGGTAAAAGTTGTTCAATGTTTTGAACACCCATGGAAGAATACATTCTTCGATAAGCTTCGTATATTCCATCTGGTCCATGAATCTCTGGATTGCTTTGTACGGTTCTAAGAAGTTCTTGAGCCATCATGACTCGTTGACTCATGGAAAAAGTGTTGGGGTCTGAAACAGGCAATACGTCTACTCTTTCATCAAAGTCCATGGCTTTGATGGTTTGATTGCCATTCGATGTGGAATAAGGATAAGAAGGCGGTAAATACTCTCCAAACACCTTGGCTAAAATTTCAAACTCAATTCTTTGACTTGCGTGTAATCTTTTATGAATAGCACTCATTACGCGAGTACCGCGTTCCAGTAAAGCAACCGTTGTGCCAACCGGTGCATTTTGATTTGCATCACCAACTTGAATATCAGCAATAGATGCGAAACGCCTTCCACTGTCAACCAAGATCCCTAGGAGAGAGAGTAGGGTTTGACTTGGCTCCTTAAAAGGTAGCGGAACAAAAGCGTCTCGCAAACTACCACCGGGAGCATCCATATCTCTGAACTCTCCAGGTTGCAAAGGCTGATCATCATTACGAATACGGATTCCACGTGCTTTGAATCCAGCCGGTAAATTGGAAAGTGTTCCAGCATCAATAAGCTGACGTAAGATAGACGTTGCGGACTTGGATAAACCGCCAATCATATGGGTCAAACCAAAGCCATAAAATCCTAGGCCTGGTAAAAACTTGTAATGAACAAAGTAATTAATGCGTTGCTTTAAAGGATCGTTCTCTTTGTAATTTCTTCTAATCGATAAAATTTTATCGTTGCCAATGGTTACAATGTACGGAAGTTTAATTCCTGTTTCTTCTCCTTCAGCGTTAAGATCTTCAAAACCTGGCATGTCTAGTTCGGTGTGAATCTCATGAACTTTACACATATCATCATCTTTGTAACTTGGGCTAACGCCTTGCAATTCATCTATCTCTTCTTGGACACCATCAACGTCTTCTGCCATCATGTTGCCAGAATCTATATTAATATCGCTGTAGAAACCTGTTTGTTGTGATTTGCGTATGTCGTTCATTGACATATTAATCACGTGAGTAATTCTGGTTGCACTGTGTAAGTCTGTAGCAGCGTAAGGCACAATTAAATCTTCGCTTGGAATAAACTTAGATACGGCTCGTCCTAAGTTTTGATCGTAGTAAACTTTTCTAAAAGCTGAACCAGACAAAGGCAGATAAAATAACATTTGATCCGTTTCTGGATCGTATTCTTTCATGACTTGCATTAATTGATAGTTCATGAATTCTTGAACACGGGAAGCCTGTCCTTCAGTATCAGGAGTTGTCACACCCAACACTTGCGTCTTAACCGGTCCTTGAGATGGTAGTAATTCATTGTAGGCTTGCGCTTGGAACTGAGTTACGGATTCAGCCAATAGAGGATGCATCACCCCGGAAGCACCTTCAAATGGTTGAGATCTCTCTTCGTACTTCATGCCAAGGTATTCAAGGCCTTCACGATAAGTTTTTTCCCAATCGCTTCGAGACTCTTTGTCGTCTTCAACGTTACCCATCAAATCATTCTTTACAGAATTAAGATCAGAATCATCCATAACATCTGCTAAGTTAGCAGAGAAGTCTGTGTCATCTACGGGAGGTGAGGGGCTACCAAAAGAAATGCTACCGTCTTCCATTTGTTCAAAAGAATCCATTTCAGGATTCTCTTCAGTCACATCGACTTCAACATCCACTCCTTTGGTGCGATTTCTAACTTGAAGATCAAGTTGTTCTTCAACGTTAATTGCCTTGTCTATCTCTGCCATTATTTTTGCCTGTCTTGTCTAGATTGTCTGCCACCGCCTATCATACCACCGTCTCTTTTTTTAATAGGTTTTTTAGTTTTCACGACTTTTAATGTTGAACCACCGTATTTCTTATCAAGAGCTTTTTGTACTTCAGGTACATCAGACTTAAAAGCTTGTTTTCCTTTTCGGTATCTCTCCTTGTCTTTTTCAGAAACCTTAAGCTCCTTAATTTCTTTAAGAAGCTTTTTTATTAAAGACTTGGCTACCTTTTTAGCCACAATTTACCTTTTAGATTTCATGTAGGCTTTACCCAAGCCTCTTTTAGCAAGTCCACCGGCTTTGTATTTTTTAACAGCCATACCACCCGCTTTCATTCCAGGTTTTCTTTTACCTGCTAATTCAGCAGTATCTAAAACACCGCCCCTAGTTCTATCTGGCATAACATTTGGCATGTCTGGTCTACCTCTAAAGATTGCACTTTTTTGACCCGGCGTTACTCTTGATCTACTTGTTCCTGTGGCCATGCCACCTCCGCGCAAGTTTACTCTCACAGTCTGTTTCTTATTAGCTGTTCCTTGTTTGGCTTTGGCTTTAGCTTTAGATTTAGGACCTCTAATGAAATCAATAAGACCTTTATCGCCACCGAACTTTTTGTCTTTGCCCAAAAGAACTTTCTTAATGCCTTGTCCTATTCTTTTTATTGGACGTCTGGCTTTACCCTTATTGTTAGCGTACTGCCTAAGTTCATTGCCATCGTAGCCTTTTTTCTTAAGGTCATCTTTGGTTACCGCAGTGTAAGACTTACCATTCCAAGTAAACTTAGTTCCTTCACCTTCTTTACGAGCTTTCTTAAAAGCTTGTCCGAAAGTTACTTTGGCCGCTTCTGTTGCTTTTGGTTTTTTTCTTTTACCTGAACCTAAAGCTGTTAATGTAGCTGCTCCAACTGCGGTATTTCTAATTCTTTTACCGCCAGATTTAGCAACTTTTGCTCTTTGAGCTTTAGTTGCCATTTTTCCTGTTGTAGAGTCTTTAAGACCAAATCCTTTACCTAAATTTTTAGTAGTAGTCCCAGGTATTTTTTTTAAGTTACCTTTTTTACCAGCTCTTATCTTTGCCCCAGTAACTGTTTCTTTACCACGTTTAATACCCTTCTTGATTGCATCTTTTATTATTTTTTTTCCTATTGCCATTTTATTTACCTCTTAATAATATATTCTTTGTTTGGGCACTGGCTCATCGTCCTCTTCATCTGACGCTAGTCTGACAAAGTTGCCCTGACGAAATCTCAGTATAGCCTGTGTTGTCGAATCCACAAAGTCATCGTGTTCACCGAACGGAAAGGCTGCACATTCTTCGATAACTTCTTCTGCGAAGGCTGTGTCCGGAGCCCAAACCATTCCTGCTTCAAACACTGGAGAAGCAGAGTGAACCCTTGTGACTTTGTCCTTACCCCTGGTCGGTCTATAATTCACGACTGGGATCCCCATCATTCGCAACTCCTGCGTCAAAGGTGTACCACTTGCTTGAGATTCTACCAACACAATATCGGGTTGCCAATAGATA